TTCTAACCGGATTCCGAGCCCTTCGAGTGACAGGTGGCGGTCGCTCTTTCCTTTCTGTTCCTTTCGGGTCACCGCTATAGGGGAATACTGTCACTCGAAGGGCTCGGAATCCGGTTAGAAGTGCATGCAAACTCTCGAAAGGAGCGGGATTAATGGCAAAAAAGCCTCGAAAACGCTCCGAACGGCCCATGATGTCCCCCGAGCAGCAGGAGAATCGGCTTGTCACACTTGCTGTGAGGCGGGCTGAGGAGATGCTGGAGGACGGCACGGCCCCTCCGAGCGTCATAGTTCACTATCTGAAGCTCGGAACAAGCCGAGAGAGGCTTGAGCAGGAGAAGTTGCAGGCAGAGAACGAGATGCTCAAGGCAAAGGCCGAGGCTCTAGCTGCCACGGCGCGGGGAGAGGAGATGTATCAGGAGGTTCTGACGGCGTTCCGGTCCTATGCTATCGGGGGAGATGATGACGGGCCCTCTCAGGACATTTTCTGAGCTGTCCAGACTCGATACCTTCGAGGACCGTTACGACTATCTTCGCATAGGCGCGTCTGTCGGCGTTGAGACTTTCGGATATGATCGATACCTGAATCAGCAGTTCTATCACTCTGTGGAATGGCGACGGGCCAGGGAAAAGGTGATCATAAGAGATCAGGCCTGCGACCTTGGAATGCTCGATCGGGAGATATTCGACAAGATTCTTGTGCATCACATGAACCCGATGTCTCGGGAGGACATTCTTGCCGGAGACGAGACTCTCTGCGACCCGGAGTTTCTTATAACCGTGTCGCACGCAACGCACAACGCGATTCACTACGGTGACCCGAGCCTGATTGTTCCTCTTGTTCGAGAACGTCGTCCGAATGACACAATTCCTTGGAGATGACTGTGAAATCTATACTGGAGGACACAAAGCAGGCGCTCGGAATTGCTCCTGACTACACACCTTTCGATCAGGAGCTGATTCTTCACATCAACTCTGCGATAATGATGGTTGAGCAGCTCGGGCTGCCTCCCTTCTACCTCTATACGGGAAAAGAGACCTGGTCCGACTATCTCGGAGCCTCGGAGTTCTCCTTCGAGGCAGTGAAGAGTCTAATCTTCCTCCGGGTTCGTCTGATATTCGATCCTCCGCAGAACTCCTTCGTCACAACGGCCATCGAGAAGCAGATCGAGGAGTACAACTGGCGAATCGTGATGCAGAAGGAGACGATTCATGACGTTTAGCGAAGAGCTGGCCCATTTCGGGATCAAGGGAATGAAGTGGGGGGTGCGGAAGAACCGACCCTCTTCGGGAGGCGAATCATCCAAGTCCCAATCGTTCCTCTCGAAGGATGAGCCCACCACTTCCGAGTGGCACAGGTCTCGTCGCTTCGACCATCTCTCGAACAAGGACCTCAAGGCGAGGATCAACCGTCTAGAGATGGAGAAGAAGTACCGGGACCTCACCATGACTAAGTCCGAGCGTCGACGCAAGGCCATCAAAAAAGCTATTGGTGACATCCTTGCTAACACGGCGAAAAAGCAGGCGCAGCTCGTGGTCGACAAGCAGGTCTCGGCCCTGATGAACGGAAAGATCTCGGCATCTCTCCCCAAGCCGCCCAAACCGGTTACCGAGAAGAAGCCGCTCGTCAGCGAGGAGACGAAGGCCACTGCGAAGAAGGCCGCGGAGTCGACGGCTGAGACGGCAAGGAAGGTTCGAGACGCGGCACGCTCTGCCAGGAACAGCTCGAAGACTCCGAAGTTCTCCCAGGGTCGCCCTGGCACGCGTCGTCGACGCACCACCTACCAGAACGGCCATCCGACCAGGCCGCCTCGAGTTCCAGAGGGCTTCATGATCCGGAATGCCGATGACATGACCGAGTTCCTCTCGCACTTCGACGTCTCGGACCTGACCAAGGCCCGTTTCAGTGCTGAGTAACACCGCGACGCCTCGATACTACGGGGAGTTCCGCGCCAAGGTACTCCGTGGCGATATTCCGGTGTGCCGGGAGATCGAGATGGAGATGAACCGGATCGATCGTCGTATAGCAGATCCTCGATACTACTATGATGACGCTCCGGTCAATGGCTTCGTGCGCTTCTGCGAGACCGAGATGACTCTGACCGATGGAGGAGAGCTTCATCTCCTGGACACTTTCAAGCTGTGGGCGGAAGAAGTGTTCGGGTGGTGGTACTATGTCGAGAAATCGGTCTATGTGCCGAACGAGGATGGTCACGGGGGTCACTTCGAGCGTAAACGACTTCGACGTAGGCTCATCAATAAGCAGTATCTCATCGTTGGGCGTGGCGCGGCGAAGAGTCTGTACATGACGCTCTTTCAGGCCTACTTCCTGCTCATCGACACGACGACCACGCATCAGGTCACCACTGCGCCCACGATGAAGCTGGCCGAGGAGGTCATGTCACCGTTCGAGACAGCCCTTACGAAGCACCCTGGGCCGCTTCTGGACTTTCTTACTCGAGGCTCGCTGAATAACACATCAGCGACAAACCGAGCCAATCGTCCAAAGGTGGCCGCGACTAAGAAGGGGATCGAGAACTTCCTCACGAACTCTCTTCTGGAGATTCGTCCGATGACCATTCACAAGTTGCAGTCCCTTCGAACGAAGGTCAACACGATTGATGAGTGGCTATCGGGTGACATTCGAGAGGATGTCGTCGGTGCTCTTGAGCAGGGAGCATCCAAGGTCGATGACTACCTAGTTCTCGCTGTTTCTTCTGAGGGAACGGTCAGGAACATGGCCGGGGACAATATCAAGATGGAGCTTCTGAAGATTCTCCGTGGCGAGTACGACGACCCGCACACGAGCATCTTCTACTACCGTCTTGACGATGTCAAGGAGGTTGCTGACCCGAACATGTGGGCGAAGGCGCAGCCCAATATTGGCATCACGGTGTCCTATGACACTTATCAACGAGACGTCGAGCGGGCGGAGAACGTTCCTCACGCGCGCAATGACATCCTGGCCAAGCGCTTCGGTATTCCGCTCGAGGGATACACCTACTTCTTCACCTACGAGGAGACTCTCCCTCATAGGAAGCAGGAGTTCTGGAAGATGCCGTGTGCTATGGGCGTCGACCTATCTCAGGGAGATGACTTCTGCGCGTTCACGTTCCTGTTCCCTCTAGGAGGGCAGAGGTACGGGGTCAAAACCCGTTGTTACATCTCCGAGAGGACGATGCTTCGACTTCCCGGCGCTACTCGTCAGAAGTATGAGGAGTTCCTGGAGGAGTCGACGCTTCAGGTCCTTGACGGAAGCGTTCTCGATCTCATGGTCGTCTACGAGGATCTTGAGAATCATATTCTCGAGAACCAGTACGATGTCCTGGCAGTGGGCTTCGATCCCTATAACGCCAAGGAGTTCATAAACCGCTGGGAGACCGAGAACGGTCCGTATGGGCTGGAGAAGGTGATTCAGGGAGCTCGGACTGAGTCTGTCCCGCTCGGCGAGATAAAGGCTATGACCGAGGACCGTAGACTCATCTTCGATCAGTCCATGATGACGTTCACCATGGGAAACGCGATCACCATGGAGGACACGAATGGAAACCGGAAACTCCTCAAGCTCCGTCAGGAGAACAAGATTGACTCGGTCTCAGCACTGATGGATGCCTGGGTCGCGTACAAGCTGAACAAGGACTCTTTTGAGTAGGAAGGAGGGTATGTGGCAGAGAGCCTTAAGGACCGACTGATTCATGCCTATAACGCCTTCTCAGGAAGGGTGCCGGCTTCAGGATGGAGCGTAGGCTCAAGTCGGTCTTACGATCCGTCACGAAGTCTGACGGTCATGTCCTCGGATCGATCAATCGTCTCCACGGTGTATAACATTATCTCTCTCGATGTTGCCATGACCCCGATCCGACATGTTCGGGTCGGGCAGAACGGGCGATTCGAGGAAGAGGTCCGCTCGGGACTTAACGAGTGTCTCACTCTCGATCCTAATATCGACCAGATCGGTTCCTCATTCATTCAGGACTGTGTCCTCAGGATGTTCGAGACTGGTTCTGTGGCGATCGTTCCTGTTGACGCCTCTCTGGATCCTCGGTACAGCGACAGCTATGACATTCGTTCGCTCCGTGCGGGTGAAGTAATGGAGTGGTATCCTCGTCATGTGAAGGTTCGCCTTTACAATGACAAGCGAGGCGAGAAGCAAGAGCTTCTTCTTCCCAAGAGCTCTGTGGCTGTTGTTCAGAACCCGCTCTATGAGGTGATGAACAAGGAGAACTCCACGCTCTCCCGGCTGAGTCGCAAGCTGTCGATGCTGGACCTGATCGATGAGAAGACATACTCCGGTAAGCTGGATATCATCATTCAGCTCCCCTACACGATCAAGTCTGAGGCTATGCAGAAGCGGGCCGAACGTAGGCGTAGGGACATCGAGAGCCAGCTGACTGACAGTCGTTACGGCATTGCCTACATCGATGGCACGGAGCGAGTCACGCAGCTGAATCGTCCGGCCGAGAACAATCTCCTGGAGCAGATCAAGTTCCTCACGACGCAGCTCTACTCTCGCCTTGGTCTCACGGAGGCCGTGTTCGATGGTACAGCGACGGAAGAGGTGTACACTCAGTACTGGAACCGGACAGTTCGGCCGATCCTGAAAGCGATCACGGACTCGATGACTCGCACGTTCCTGACCAAGACAGCACGCAGTCGAGGACAGCGAGTACTCTATCTTCGTGATCCGCTTGCCACGGCATCGCCGTCGAACCTGATTCCATTCCTGAACACGCTTCTTACGGCGGAGGTTATCAGCTCTAACGAGGCGAGGTCGTTCATGATGCTTCCTCCGGCTCATGATGAGCAGGCGGATCGTCTTCAGAACGCCAACATCAACACGGTCGTGGACACGCCGCCTTCCGAGGAGGCCATCGGCGACACTCCAATGTCAGAGATAGTCGAAGGAGGATAATGAAGTACGACTTCTCCGGTTACGCGACCAAGAACAACGTGACGTGCAGCGACGGTCGGACTATCCTGGAGAATGCGTTCATCGAGAACGACGGCCAGGACGTCCCGCTCGTCTGGCAGCATGGGCATACCGATCCCGAGAACGTGCTCGGCCACGCCAAGCTCGAGAACCGTAAGGATGGCGTCTACGCCTACTGCGAGCTGAACAACTCCGATGCGGGCAATCACGCTCGGGAGCTCGTCCGTCACGGCGACATCAATGCACTCTCGATCTATGCGAATCGACTGAGCCAGAAGGGTCGGGACGTAATTCACGGCAACATCGTCGAGGTCTCTCTGGTGCTCTCCGGGGCTAATCCCGGGGCGCTCATCGACAATGTTGCGCTCGAGCACTCGGACGGAAGCGTTGAGGACGACCTCTCGGAGGCGATCATCTACACGGACGCCGAGCTCGAGCACGCCAGCAAGGAGCAGGCATCCTCGGACTCATCTGATGAGGATGACGAGACTGATGCGGACGATGAGACACTCGCAGAGGTCCTGGACTCCATGAGCGAGAAGCAGAAGACTGCTATGTATGCCGTCATCTCTCAGCTCGTGGACGCTGACGATGAGGGCGAGACTGAGGACGAACAGTCCGAGGCAGAGCACTCTGACGACACAAATGACAAGGAGAACACATTGGCGCACACCAATGTCTTTGAGGGCACTGCGAGTGACACGGAGTCCAACACGCTGTCACACAGCCAGATCGAGGCTATCTTCGCCGATGCTCGCCGCCCGGGTATGACGCTTGCGTCCAGTTTCATGGCGCACGCCAAGGACTACGGGATCAAGGACCCCAGTGTCCTGTTCCCGGACGCTGTTAAGGTTGATCGGGAGCCGCAGCGCATCACCCACCAGAACGAGTGGGTTACTGCGGTTCTCAACGGGTGCAAGCACTCGCCCTTCAGTCGGGTCAAGACCCAGTGGTCGGACCTCACTCTCGATACGCTTCGAGCCAAGGGGTACATCACCGCGACGAAGAAGGAGGACGTGGTCTACGAGATTGCCACTCGTGTCACCACGCCGACTACGGTGTACTCCCGCTCGAAGATGGACCGTGACGACATCATTGACATCACGGACTTCTCTGTCGTGGACTGGATCAAGCGCAATCTTCGTGAGGCGCTTGACGAAGAGCTCGCACGGGCCATTCTTGTGGGGGACGGCCGACAGGCCTCTGATCCGCACAAGGTCAAGACCGAGAACATCCGTCCGATCTGGACCGATAATGAGCTGTTCAGCCATAAGGTCAAGGTTGGCTACCAGGATGACCCGACCAACCAGGCATACGCGTTCATCGACACCGCTCGTCGGTCTCGGAAGTTCTTCCGGGGCTCTGGGACTCCTACTCTGTTCACGACCAACTCGGTCGTCTGCTTCCTTCTTGAGATGAAGGACACGCAGAAGCACTACCTCTACGAGACCAAGGAAGCTCTGGCTCGCGTTCTCAACGTGGCCCAGATCGTCGAGGTCGAGCAGATGGAGGGTCTTCAGAGCGATGTCGCGGGAGGCAAGAAGGCCGACCTGTGGGGCATCATCACGAACCTGTCCGACTACACCATCGGTGCGGACAAGGGCGGCGAGGTCACCTACTTCGAGAACTTCGATATTGACTTTAACCAGCACAAGTACTTGTATGAGACCCGGGCCTCCGGTGCTCTCACTAAGTTCAAGTCGGCGCTTGTGCTGGAACGTCAGCCCAAGGCGTGATGTCTAATGG